GTTTTGATTCATATTCCTGGCGTAAAAAGTTTTTTCCATTCTATAAAGCACGCCGGGAAATGGCCAAGAAAAAATCAGGGATAGACAAAACCGCTTTCAAGGAATCTGTCGATGAAATCTATAACGATTTGATCAAATATTTTCCATTTAAGGTCGTCCGGGTAGAATGGGGCGAAGCCGACGACGTAATTGCCGCCCTGGCGAAGCACATCAGCGATAGGGGCGACCAAATCATTATTGCGTCCCGTGACAAGGACTTTAAACAGCTATTGACCAGTGACATTAGGCTGTACGATACGATGGAAGGCAAATTCGTCAAATGTGAACACCCAAAGACATATTTGATCAAACACGTTTTAATGGGTGACTCCGGGGACGATGTCCCAAATGTTCGAAGCGACGACGACGTTTTCATCACTGAAGGGAAGCGCCAAAAATCTTGTGGGCCAAAAGGTGTTGAAAAAATGTTGACTGATGGCCTCGAGGAATGCATCAAAAAGGAAGGACTTTTGAAAAACTTCCGCCGAAATAAAAAATTAATTCGCTTGACAAAGTCCACAATACCTGGTAGAGTCTGGAATGGTGCAATAAATTGCTATGAATCACAGGAAACAAAAAAGGGCAATTATATGCTTTTGGCCAAATATTTTGGTGAAAATAGAATGCGCCGTTTGCAAAAATCCATAGACAAATTCTTTTAAGTGAATATAATGAATCCGACTTTTTTAATTTGTTCATATCTAAAAGTTTATACCGACATGGCCAAACGGGAAGGCAAATTTGTTGATACCGGAATCAGCACATCATTCTGCAAAGCGGAAAGGTCCGGCAAGCCATGTATGAATCGGGGCCAGTGCATCATAGCAAAAGAACCCGATACATGGAAACGGATATCATCAAAATCTTTTGGAGATAAAAATGAAAAAAACCTTTATAAGAAAGCCACCGGCTAAAAAACAGAAAAAAATCAGTGGGATCAAAGATTGGATCGTCGTAATAAAGGGCGAATTCATAAATGCCGCGATAAATCAATATGACAGTACCGCGAAAAAGCTAAAGGCAATGGGTTATACTATTGCCGGTTATTGTGCATTTGAACATAAAAACGACGCCATGGATTGGGTCGAAGCACATAAGGGAAGGTATTATAAAAAGGAGCGCAAGAAATGAAAGTGACACACTGGAACGGTCGCGCATGGCATCGTTTTAAGTATCGCTTTCATGATGTGCCTGAATGGGTCAAAATTTTAATGCGCCGCCATTGGTTAGCTGATGGCAGATGGAGGGGTGAATGATAGAATTTGTTATCCATCAGTTACCTTTGCCCTTGCTTGAACGTATCGGTACCAATTGGAACTTCCGATGTGTGATTTGTGGCGATAGCAAGAAATCCGAAACCAAAAAGCGGGGATGGATTTTAGTCGATGGCACAAAGGTAACATACCATTGTCATAATTGCGGGTATTCAGTGCCGATTTTTCAATTTCTGAAGGAAAATTTCCCGGACGTATATAAGGATTATGTAAAAATTCTGTTCAAGTCGAAGCGTCAAAGCCATGAAGAAAAATTGGTTCAGACCACGGTTGAACGGGACGTGTCAAGCAATCAGCAATCGAAACTCGATCTACCAACTTTGAACGCGCTACCGAAAGATCACTTTGCCGTCAAATATTATATGGGCCGGCAATTACCCATAAAATTTCTAAAGTACTTGCACTTTACTAAAAACTATTGCGAATTCGTGAACACTTTGCTTCCGGGCAAATTCGATAATCCGCCTGATGAAGACCCACGGATAGTAATTCCATTTTATAGCGTGCACCGAAAAATATTTGCTATTCAGGGCCGATCATTTCAGGACTATGGTTTGCGGTATATGACCATAAAGTTTAATGATCACAAAAAGATTTTCGGCCTCGAACGCATGAACGCGAACAAAACCATTCTTGTGTTGGAAGGTGCCTTTGATAGTTTTTTCCTTCCGAACAGTATTGCCTTTGGGGGTGCCGATCTGGACCTTGATTATTTGTTGGAATTAGCGCCCAGGGACCGATTCGTTTTCTGTTTTGACAACGAACCACGCAACCCGCAAATGTGTAAGCGTATCGAAAAGATTCTGAAGCAAGGTTTTCGGGTATGCCTGATGCCAGCAAAATACAAGCGATACGGGAAAGATATTAATCAGATGGTCGAAAAGGGGATGACACCGCGCGATATCTGTGTTATAATCAAAGATAATATTGTTCAAGGGAAGTTTGGGCTAATGAAATTCAAGCTATGGAAAAAAGGAAAATAATGGAAACTATATATTGGACATGTGGACTATTGGCAGTATCATTTTGGCTGCTTGAAGTTTGGATCGATTGGGAGACGAAATGAAAAATACAGAAAAATATATCGGTTTGTTAATCAAGGGCCGCGCGCTCTTCAGTGAAATTAGCCAGGACTTAAATGCGATTTCACGTGATCATATCCGAAGTGATCTTTTAGATTATCGCCGGAAACTTGACCACGACGAAATATGTGTTGCCCTTGCGTTACTAAAGGAAAAATCATGAGCCTACCATCTTGGGCCATTTTTTATAATGATGGTGTCGAAGTATGCTATAGCTTTATAAATTGTGGATGGTTCTATCGTGACACCATACCGTTTCTTCAGAATCTATTGAACAAATTAAAATATCCTGATTGTGACTGGACCGAACTTGTGATGTATGATACGAAATACACAAAGGAACTTGTCATTTTCATTTTGACCTACATCGAAGAGGTGAAATCATAGTGAGTAAATTTTACACATTTGTTGGGCAACGACGCGACAATGGGGGCGAAGTATTACATACCTATTACGACGAAAAGGGTGTCCGCCATGAAGACGCAATCAAGTACCAACCGCTTCTTGGAAAGCGTGTGTCGAAACCGGACCCGGACAAAGAATATTTTTATCATGATATCCACGGGAACCCTTTGCAATCCAAACGATTCAAAAGTATTGATCTATACCGCCATTTTATGGATGAATACGATGAAGTCGATTTTTATGGTTGTATAAAAGAAGATTACCAATTTTTGGGTGAAGAGTATCCTGGTGAAATCGAATATGATCCGGCAATGGTCCGGGCATATTGGATTGATATTGAAACAAAAATGATTTGGGGTAAAGATTGGGCCGAAATACATGACCAACCTATCACGTCGATTTCCCTTATGGATAGGCAAAGTGGGAAAATATATGTGATGTCAACCAAGTCCTGGGCCGCATCAAAAACGACCTTAACAGAAGCGGATAAGGTGGATTTAAGCACGGTCAAGTTCAAACAGTGCAAGGATGAAGAAGGGTTATTCAAGCATTTACGTGCTATCTTGCATCATGAAAAACCCGATATGCTGATAGGGTTCAATTCCGATTACTTTGATATGCCGTATATCATCAAACGGGGCACTTATGTAATGGGGAAAGAATTCATGAAGGGCTTTTCCCCATGGAAACACGTCACGTCAAAGAAAAAGGTTGACAAGGACACCGGGGAAATTTACGACTATTACAATACAATTCAGGGTATTCCTTTAATGGATTACATGAAAATGTATAAAAAGTTTGTGTTGAAACCGCGCGACAGTTACGGACTGGAAGCATTAGCCAATGTCGAATTAGGTGCACATAAATTAGACCATTCCGAATATAAAGATTTAGATGACATGTGGGATAAGAACCCACAAAAATATATCGATTACAATATCGTCGATGTGGTATTAATGGATAGAATGGAAGACAAATTGGGTCTAATCAATTTGGTCTGCACCGTCGCATATTATTCAAAGGTTAATTTCACCGATAGCCTGGGCACCGTCGGCAAGTGGGACGCGCTTATATTCAATAAGTTGAAAGACCGAAATATCATGATACCGCCGAAACTCAATTCCCTAAAAGAAAAATTTAAAGGTGGTTATGTTTTCGTGCCGGAACCACGGGTGCACAATTGGCTGATTGCCGTCGATCTAAAATCCCTTTATCCGCATATCCAACAGGAATGGAATATATCGCCGGATACTTTGGTTGGTGATATGATGGCGGAATTAGATATCGATATCACTAAAGATTTGGATGATCGATGGTTGAATCAAGAAATCAAAACACCGGAAAGTTCTATCATGGCAATGAACGGTTGCTTTTTCAACAAGGAAAGGGAAGGAATCATTCCGGGCATATTGCGTGACATTTATGCCGATAGAACCAAAGCCAAAAACAAAATGCTTGACTTCAAAGCGGATTTACAGGAATGGAAAGAGAAAAACGGAATCGGCAATAAAGAAAAACTGAATGATTTTGACGGAAATGAAGATGCCAAAATCGTTTGGACCCAATTCGAAAGCAAAATCGCCGCGCTTGATACCTATCAAAGCGGAATGAAAATCCTGATGAATTCAGAATATGGTGCCCTGGCGAATATCCATTTCAGATATTATGATATCCGCCTTGCTTCGGCTGTTACCCAATGTGCACAAATGGCTTTAAGGTGGGCCGCAAAGCGCCTGATGGCGGACCCGGCACAAAAGAAATACAAATATACTTTGGTTTATGGTGATACTGATTCACTGTATATCTCAGTCGAAAACGTTGTTG